ATGTGAACCAAACAGGAAACGAAGCATTCTTCGACGAGCCAGACGCACAGTTCTCTGGTACTCAAGGTGGTACACCTCCAACAGCAACATCTGAAAAGAACCCAGGTCTTATCAACGATGCTACTGGTGGTGGTACAACAGAAGGTAACTATGACCTTGCTTCAAGCAAGTTTACATCTTCTGAACTTGAATCATTAGGAGAAGGTACTTCTACAGCGTTCATGGAAATGGCGTTTAGCATCGACAGAATTGCTGTTGAAGCTAAAGGTAGAGCACTAAGAGCAGACTACTCAGTTGAACTTGCTCAAGACTTGAAAGCAATCCACGGATTAGATGCCGAGTCTGAACTAGCAAACATTCTTTCTACTGAGATCCTTGCTGAAATCAACAGAGAAGTTGTACGTACTGTATACAGAGGTGCTAAACCTGGTGCTCAGGTTAACACAGCAAATGCAGGTGTATTTGACTTAGACGTTGACTCAAATGGAAGATGGTCTGTTGAGAAATTCAAAGGTCTACTATTCCAGATCGAAAGAGATGCTAACGCAATCGCACTAGAGACTCGTAGAGGAAAGGGTAACGTAATCATCACTTCTAGTGATGTTGCTTCTGCTCTTGCTATGGCGGGTGTTCTAGACTACTCTTCAGGTATCAACCAAGCAGTTGGTGGACTTGGCGAGATTGATGACACAGGAAACACATTCGTTGGTACAATCAACGGAAGATTCAAAGTGTACATCGACCCTTACTCAGCAAACGTATCTGCTGACCAATACTACGTTGTTGGATACAAAGGTACTAACGCATACGACGCAGGATTATTCTACTGCCCATACGTTCCGCTACAAATGTACAGAGCGATTGGTCAGGATACATTCCAGCCACGTATCGGGTTTAAAACTCGTTACGGAATGGTTCTTAACCCATTCGCTAAGGGACTTACAGCACTTACAAACTCTGATCCACAGCACAGCACAAACATTGGTGCTAACGCTTACTACAGAAGAGTTAGAGTTGCTAACCTTATGTAATCCTGTATCAGGATATACTGAAATAACTTTACAAGGGGCGTTTCGCCCCTTTTTTTATGCTAAATTATAATACTATGAACGGTAGAGTGAACAAAGTAGCAATGACCGCGAAGGTGATGAGGATGAAGGATGGACTTCATCGCCATCAGTGGTACCCTCATTGGAATGAGAACGAGAGAGCAGCAGCTCAGATGATCCTAAATAATGTATTAGATGTATTAGATGAGTATTGGGAATGACATCCTCAAACGCGATGTTTTCACCTGACAGTAAGAACTTTCTATCTCCAGTTGGGTTTAAGTTTCTTATAGAGAGGATACCTACGGTAGAATTTTTCTGTCAGACTGTCAACTTACCAGAAATAAGCATAGGTTCTAGACAAATAGAGACCAGAGTTAAAGCATATAACACGCCAGGTGATAAGATGACCTTTGGTGATCTTAATCTAACGTTCTTGATTAACGAGAACATGGATAATTATTATGAAATATACAAATGGATGAAAGGTTTATCCAATCCAAAGGAGGAAGAAGAGTTTTTTAATTACCTTGCGGGTGTTAAGAAAGAGGTTGGTAGACAAGAACCCTTCCGAAAAGCAACTACAGATGCTAGACTATTAGTATTAGACAGTAACTTTAATACTATTACCACTACAGTATTCATGGATGTATTCCCTGTGTCACTCAGTGGTGTGAGGTTCTCAGCAGATCCTACTGACATTGACTACGTAACAGCAGATGTCACCTTTCAGTATACCCTATTAGAATTTGAGGATAACGACGGTAATAAAGTTTAATATATAATACAACAGGACATTTAGTATGAACCTTGAGATGATTGAGTCCATGTGGAAAGAGGACTCTAAACTTGATGATGAAAAATTAGATCATGACTCCCTTGCTATACCAAGGAAACATGCTAAATATCTTCAATTACTTAATCAAGTAACTATGCTCAGAGATGAGCATGAACTAAAACTTAAGTCACTTTACCGTGAACTCTGGGAATTTTATACTGGAAAGTCAACCAAGCCATTTCCTACTAAACTTCTAAAAACAGACATCTCTATCTACATAGATTCGGATGAAAAATACCAGAAGGCTGTGTTCAAGCTGAAGTATTATAACCAGATGATTGATACTCTTAAGAGTATACTAACGGCTGTGAACAATCAATCGTTTATGATTAAGAATGCGATTGAGTTTGCCAAAATGCTGAAGGGTTACGATGTCTGATGTCCTTATCAAGAAGAAGAACGAAGTATATCTCACACTAGATTGCCCACCCCACGTACAATATGAATTGGCAGACGAGTTCACCTTCGAGGTGCCTCAAGCAAAATTTATGTCTGCCTATAAAAAGAGGTATTGGGATGGAAAAATCAAATTATTCAGTCCAGCTACAGGTGAAATATATGCTGGCTTGCTACCTTACGTTACAACTTTTCTACAGGAGCACGGATACCCATACAAATTCGTCGACAACGATGTCTATGGACTTCCAGAAGAAGTGGATGACCTTGTTACACCCGCTGCTGTCGGGGCATTCGTTAAGGGACTACAGTTACCTCACAAAGTAAGGGACTATCAGTACCAAGCAATCTATGAAGCAATGAGGTTCAAGAGGAGACTCCTCCTGTCACCTACTGCGAGTGGTAAAAGTCTTATGATATATGCCCTCTGTAGGTACTTTGGTAAGAAAGACCTCAAAACTCTCATTGTAGTGCCTACTACGTCCCTTGTAGAGCAAATGTATAAGGACTTTAGAGAGTATGGTTGGAACGCAAAGCACCATTGCCACAAGGTATATGGCGGGGCGACCCCATTTTCTGAGAAAGATGTTATAATAACTACATGGCAATCCATCTATAAGTTACCTAAAAAGTACTTTAATGAGTTCGGTGCTGTCATAGGAGACGAAGCACACCAGTTCAAAGCTAAATCTCTTACAGGTATCATGGGTAAATTACATGACTGTAAGTATAGAATAGGGTTTACTGGTACATTAGATGGGTTACAGACCAATAGACTGGTCTTAGAGGGTGTGTTTGGTACTTGTGCCAAGGTCACCAAGACTGAGAACCTTATCGAACAAGGACACCTGTCTGAATTTGAAATCAAAGTCCTCATGTTAAAGCATGAGTATCAAGAGTTTGATACCTACCAAGATGAGATGGAGTACCTATGCTCCCACGCGGGTCGCAATAGGTTCATTCGTAACCTTGTATGTGATCTAGAAGGCAACACTCTAGTATTATTCAACTACGTAGAGAAACATGGCATGCCATTGTTTGAACTGATAAATAATAAAGTAGAGGATTCAAGACAAACCTTCCTGATCTATGGAGGAGTAGACACAGAAGACAGGGAGAAGGCACGACGCATCGCTGAGACTACTAAAGATTCTATTATTGTGGCATCCTATGGCACTTTTAGTACTGGTATTAATATTAGGAACTTACACAACGTTGTCTTTGCGTCGCCAAGCAAGTCGAGGATAAGGAATTTACAGTCTATAGGACGTGTACTCCGTAAAGGAGATAACAAAACCAAAGCTGTACTATATGATATAGCAGATGACATCTCAAAAGGAGGTCGTCGCAACTATACTCTCAATCATCTGATTGAACGTGTTAAAATATACAATGAAGAGTCATTCGATTATGAATTTATTGATGTCAACCTTAAAACAAAATAGATATGCCTGAAGAAGAATTCCTAGGAGCACTCAAAATAGTGACAGGTGAAGAAGTGCTGTCTAAAGTAACGTATGTCAACGACGAGAACGGAAACTATCTTGTTCTTGAAAACCCTATAGTAGTTGAAGAGGTTACTATGGACTCCAGAGTGGGTGCAAAAGTATCCCCTTGGATGAAATTCTCTAGAGAGAGGTCATTTATCGTACCGATGGATAGAGTTGTCACCTGTGTAGAGTGTGACATAGAGGTATCAATGTTCTATGAAATGTCTGTAGAAAAGATTGATCCTGATTATAATAAAAAGACCGCATCTAAGGAAGGTGACCTAGGTACGGTGGAAGAGTCTAGAGCAATTCTAGAGTCTATCTTTAAGAAGAAAAATAAATGGTCCTAATATGTCTCTGAACCTGCTACACAGTTAGTGTACACCTTTTTGAGACCCTTGTCAAGCTTGACGTGGACATCGTAACATAGTATACTGTAAGTAACCAAACCCATTGGTATGAAAAAGAAGTCAGAACACTACGTTAATAACAAAGAATTCCTTCTTGCCCTTGTAGATTTCAAGGCAGAATGTAAGGTTGCTGAGGAAAATGGAGAACCCAAACCCCGCATCAACAATTACATAGGAGAATGTTTTCTTAAGATAGCAACGCACCTGTCATACAAACCTAACTTCGTCAACTATATGTTCAGAGAGGACATGATATGTGATGGTATAGAAAATTGTGTACAGTACATAGGAAACTTTGATCCAAGCAAGTCAAGTAACCCTTTCGCATATTTTACACAGATAATATACTATGCTTTCTTACGTAGGATTTCTAAAGAGAAGAGACAATTAGAGATAAAGAACAAGATTATAACAAAATCAGGGTATGATCAGCTATTCCATAGTGATGGAACTGATGATCACTCAGCAATGAACAGCATAAAGGAAAACGTACAGGTAAAATCAAATTGAACATAGCAATAATAACTGATCAGCACTTTGGTGCTAGGAAGTCTAGTCGACATTTTCATGACTACTTTAAAAATTTCTACGACAACGTATTTTTTCCATACTTAGAAGAGAATAATATAAAAATACTACTAGATTTAGGTGATACATTTGACAATCGTAAGAATGTAGACATCTGGTCAGTGGATTGGGCAAGAAATAATTACTTCAATCGTCTACAAAAAATGGGGGTCGAGGTTCATTCACTCGTGGGGAACCATACTGCCTATTATAAGGACACAAACAGCGTAAATACACTAGATAATTTCCTTGGTGAGTACGAGAATGTACACATATATTCTGAACCAACACAGGTGCTGATAGGTGACCTAGAAATACTGTTCATACCATGGATAAATGCTGAAAATCAGGAAAATACCTATAGAATGATAGAAGAAACCACTGCCACTGTAGCAATGGGTCATCTAGAACTTAATGGGTTTGAAGCACACAAAGGATTTACTATGACACATGGCATAGATAAGAACCTTTTTGCTAAATTTGACCAAGTTTTTAGTGGTCACTACCACACTAAGTCACACCATGGTAACTGTCACTACCTAGGTAATCCCTATCACATTTACTGGAACGACTGGGGTGACGAAAGAGGGTTCCATGAGTACAATACGACCACAAAAGAGAAGAAATTCATAGAAAATCCTTATAAAATCTTTGACAAGATTTTTTATGATGAGAGGAAACTACCTGATGCTAGACAGTACAAGGATAGGATGGTCAAAGTCATAGTAGAGAACAAAAAAGACACTGCTAAGTTTGAATATTTCATCTCTCAACTGTATGTTAATGGTGTATATGACATCAAGGTAGTGGAGGACTCATCATACGACTCAGAATTTTCAGATGATATAGATATAGAGAAGGAAGATACACTCACACTACTAGACAACTATGTAAATGGTATGGAATACCATGATAAGGAGGGTATCAAGACTATTTTAAAATCACTTTACGTCGAAGCACTGGAGCTAGTCTAATGTACATCATAGCACTCAAAGGAAAAGAGAATCAGGGTGCTTATTCAGTGGAAAGAGAGGGTCTCAAGACACTTTACCTCTTCCTTGACAAAGACGACGCAATACGCTATGCTAGGTTATTGGAAGCGAACGATTACCCACAGATGTGTGCGGTAGAAGTTGATGCAGACGAGGCGATAGATACTTGTAAGAAGTATAATCACCCATATTATGTGATCAGACCTGATCAAATAGTGATACCTCCTGATTTTTAATTTGTCTAATTATTATGATCGTATTTGAGAAAATTCGTTGGAAGAATTTCCTAGCAACAGGCAATGCTTTTAGCGAAGTTGACTTGAAAGGTAGTCCATCAACACTAATTGTCGGTTCCAACGGGGCAGGAAAAAGCACGATGCTCGATGCCATCTGCTTTGTCCTGTTCAAGAAACCTTTTCGTAAGATATCACAAGCACAACTGATAAATGCTGTCAATGAGAAGGAGATGATGGTCTCTATTGAGTTCAAAATAGGGTCAACTCATTGGCAAGTGAACAGAGGAGTGAAGCCAAATATATTTGAAATTTTTAGAGACGGTACAGCACTCAATCA